CAGCCACGTCACGCGGGATTACCCGCTACATCCCACGTGACGACCCGCAACCACGCCGGCAGCCGCTGCAGGTGGATATCCTACCGCCGGCCCACCAGGTGGACGCACCGATGCCGGCGCGCACTGTGGCCACCTTGACCGGGGATTACAAGAACCGCGCCGAGGGCTTCCGCATCGCAATGCTGCCCGTTGCCATCGTGGCCGGCATTCTGGCCGTCGTGGCCGCGGTTGGGCTGTTCAGCGTGCCCTTCCTATCGTGGACGGCGCTCATGTGGTTCTTCACACTCTTCTGCGTGACCTGGCTAATCGGTTTCGTGCTCCACCAGTGGGTGTCACCGGACGGAACCGCGCTGACGATGGTGCTGCTCCATTACAAGCTGCTGCGCTCCGAGCAGGCCGCACGGCTCGACCGCATGGCCCAGTGGGAGGACTACGACGATGCCAACTAAGACGACCACCTACGCTTTCGACATGGAGAAGCTACCGCGCGAACTGGCGCGAACTGAGACCGTCGCCGGCGCACAGGGCAACGTGGAGCGATTCTCGCCGCTGCGGGCGCTGGCCACCAACCTATCACGGCGCGGTGTGGCCTCGGCAAAGGTGGAACTGTTCAACCAGGTCATCGCCACCGCCGCAGACCTGTGCCTGGAGACCGACCCGGACGGCAGGCCCGCCAACGTGGACCACATCACCGGCGCCGTGCTGGTTCCCTTGCCCTGGGGCGAGGCTGGTTATCGCATGTGGGGGCTGCGGGTGACGGAGTGTCGGCAGATGCGCTACATCCTGCGCCGGCGTGCAGAGAGGGACCGCCCGCCATTGTTCGACTACGATCCGCAGATGCGCCGCTGGGTGTTTGACCGCTTCTGGAGCAGGAACACGGCAGCCGGTTATCTGCGAGCGTCACCGATCACGTTGGCCGAATACCGGCAGGCCTGGGACGCAAGCCGTACCGCCTGGGCTGCACAGCATATGCCAGAGTGATGCCAGGGAGCTGCGCAGGGCCTGCACACTGGCTGCGAATCGGCTAAAATCGCGGGTACGGTAGAGTAATACCGTACCCGCTTTTTCGTGTGGCCAGTGGACCGTCTGACATATTATCAGCGGAAGCGGTGGCCGCACGGATAGGTGTGGCGGTTGGCGCATGGTAGAATTGGGGTATGGATTCTCCGATTCTGACGGCGGGCCTTACGTCAACAGAGCGAGTGGTGTTGGTGCTGATGCGCCTGCTGTCGGGTTCGACGCCGACGACGCGGGAAGTTGCGGATTTTACGGGGTTGACGCCGCACGGGGCGCGCAAGCTGCTGCTGCGGCTGTGCCGGGTGGTGCCGCTGACGCAGGTGGAGGGATGTTGGCAGTTGGTTGAGTAAAAGTAACTGCCAGTTACATGCAGGATGATACGCTGTGCCGAAAGGCACAGCGTTTTTTTTATTGGTCTGGCGGGCTGACGTGGCCGATCTGGATGTAGATATGCTGCGCGGCCTGGTGGATTCGGCCAGGCTGAGCACGGCGCAGTTGGATAACATCGCACAAGCGGTGATGGGCACGGCGCTGCGCAATGTATCGAATCGGTCGCTGCCGGCTGAGCAGGCCGAGGACTTGATGCGGTATGCGGAGCAGTATGGCCAGGTTCGGAAATTGGCCGAGGCAGTGATCGAGGCGGCAGGCGGGCGCGCGGCGCTGCAGTTCCTGCTATTCGGAGATAGGGATACGGCGAGTGTTACATCAACAGGTGACGGCGACAGGCAGGTCGGCGCGAATGGCTACAATCTGCTGCGGGTGGAGACAAAGCTGGATCGAGTGATTGAGCGGCTGGACTCGATAGATCGGCGGCAGGCGGCTTTCGAGGAGGCGATGCATCGCCGCGTGAACACGCTCGAAACGGCGCCGAGTCGCATCGGGCCGAGCCTGAGCATCACGACGGAACGGCTGTTGGTGGCGCTGTTGGCACTGCTGATGGTCAGCATGTTGGCCTACAACGTCATGAGGTGGCCGACGCCGTGACGCACTGGGAGATTACGCGATTGGTTTGTTATACGATTGGCGCCCCGGCGGGGCTGTACGTGGTGTTCCACCTGGTGCGGGTGCGCGCTTACTCCTGGGCGATATTTCTGGGCGGCCTGGCGCTGTTGTGGGTGTGGTATATGGTGGAGATCACGATTGCGGCTACCGGGGTGAATACGCGCGAGTACAGAGCGATTGGAACGCCAATGGTAATTGCGAGCACGGTTGCGCTGATGGTGATGGCGTATCAGGTGCGCAAACTGCGCAGGCTGCCGATGTCGGATTATGAGAGCAAGCAGGGGGAGGATGTCGATGAGCGGTGAATGGCTGCCCTGGGTGGCGGTTGGGCTGACGGTGGTGACGTTGGTTGTGCTGTGGGTGCGCACCAGGCCGGCGAACGCGGGCGAGGCGATGGCGCAGATCCGGGAGGTGACGGAGTTCGCCCAGGCGGCGGTGATGGCCGCCGAACAGCTTTGGCAGACGGGCGCGCTGCCGAAAACGGCGCGGCTGGATTATGTGCTTGACCTGGTGCAGAAGCAGTTCGGTGTGGACCAGGAAACGGCGCGCATGTCGGCTGAGGCAGCGGTCTACTGGCTGAAGTTCGTGGCGGCCCATTCGACAGGCTCAGGGACCGGCTTGTCTTTGACAAGCTCCGTTGGCGGGGCGCCGCTGCGCCAGGATTTTGACGAGACGGGCGCCGGGCAATGGAAGCCGGTCTGATTGTGGCCGAGTGGCGCGATGACACGCCGCCGGTGGGCCAGGTGGTGGAGGTGTGGGACTGGCTGGCGGTGGTGCGTGCGGTGTGGACGGGCGAGGGGTGGCACTCGGAGGCCGGGATGCGCCTGCGCTGGATCTCACATTGGAGAGCGTGCGATGGCTGATGCGGCTGCGCTGTTGTGCGTGCTGGGCCTGGTGGCGGTCCTGGGCGGCGTGCTGCTGGTGATGCTGTACGGGGTGCGCGGTGTGGCCACGATGTTCCGCACGTGGGTGGATCGCAAGTGATTTCGTGTAGGCATACATGAGGGTTAGGGGCAGTGGGGCGGGCTTGCGCCCGCACAATTTACCGTGAAAGCCAGCATCAAGCCAGCGTCAAGCCAGCATCGATTGGAGTTCACACCAGAGTGGACGACGTATGAGATTCAGGTCGCATTAGACGCGATCACCGGTGCACCAGGACATCTGCGGCGGAAGCGCACGACGGTGCTACGGGTGGCACAGGCGATGGCCGCCGGCGAGCCGTTGGCAACGGTCTGGGACAAGCCGGACTGCGGTAGTCGTGAGGCATGGGACGGTCGCCCCAACCGTGGCAAGCATGGCTGGAAGCATGAGCCAGAGGTGCAGGCGGCGCTGGAGCAGGCAAGGAAGCGCGCTGAGTGGTATATCAATGTGTGCCTCGGGCGAGCGGTGGAACAGACGCTCGACACGATTGTGGAGGCGGCGCCGGCGGCGGCTGAACAACTGGCCCGGATGGCGACGCAGGGCGTGATGCAAGTGCGGCGCAAAGAGGCCAGCGTCGAGGAGCCGGTGAATGCGCCAGAGGTGATCAAGGCGATCAACAGCGTGCTGGATCGGGCGGGTGCGCGGACGGCAAGCAAGCAGCCGGCGAATGTGGAGCATAGCCTGGCGCCGGAGTTGATGGCGGCGCTGGAGCGTGCTTACGGGGATGTTTCCGAAGATAAGCCTATTTCACATCGGGATGAGGAATGACGGTAGCACTGGCGACCAGGCCGACGAATAGAGTGCAGCACCGGCAGCAGACGCCGGCGCCGGCATCGCCGTTGGACCGGTTCATGGCGGCGGCGCGGGCGGCGGGCTGCCCGCGTGACCAGGTGCGCAATTTCCTCGATGCGCGGTATGTGCCGCAGCCGAAGCAGATGGCGTTCCACGCGGCGACGCGGTTGTGTGACGCTCCGGGTCTTGACCAGATTGGATTCGGCGGGGCGCGCGGCCCAGGCAAGAGCCACGCAGTGTTTGCGCAGGTGGCGCTGGATGACTGCCGGCGGCGCCCTGGGCTGAAGGTGCTCTATCTGCGCAAGGCGCTCAAACAAGCGCGTGAGCAGTTTGACGACTTGCGCCGGCGGGTGCTGCGCACTGTGCCCAACAACTTTGACCGGTCGGCGGGCGTGGTGACGCTGTGGGATGACAGCCGCATCTACCTGGGCCACTTCCACAATGAGAGCGACGTCGATGCCTACCTGGGGCTGGAGTATGACGTGATCGCCATCGAAGAGGCGACGACGCTGACGGCGGCGAAGTACAAGGCGCTGCGCGACAGTAACCGATCCTCTTCAGCGTGGCGGCCCCGAATTTACGCGACGACGAACCCGGGCGGCGTTGGCCACGCCTGGTTCAAGGCGAGATTTGTCGAGCCATGGCGCAAAGGCGACGAATCGACGACGCGGTTCATTCCGGCGACGGTGACGGATAACCGGTTCCTGGATGCGGATTACCGGAAGCGGCTGGAAGAGAACACCGGCTGGAAGCTGCGGGCGTATCGGTATGGGGACTGGGACATTGCCGCCGGGCAATATTTTACGAACTGGCGCCACGAGGTGCACGTGGTGGCGCCGTTCCAGATCCCGCCATCCTGGACGGTGTGGATGGGTCTGGACTACGGATTTACCCATCCGACCGTCGCGTACCTGCTGGCCAGGGACGGGGACGGGACGATCTATGCGCTGGATGAGCACCGGCAGAGTAAGTGGCTGGTGGGGCGCCACGTGCAGGCGCTGCGTGAGCTGCTGGCGCGCAACCGCATGGAGATCGGGCGGCTGGCCACCATCGTGGCAGGGGCGGATGTGTTTGCCCGACGGGGCAACAGCGAGAGCACGATTGCCGAGCAGTACGCCGATGAGGGATTTTCGCTGAGCGCGGCGAACGATGACCGGGTGAACGGTGCGGCGCAGGTGCTGAAGCTCCTCGGCGATGAGCGGCAGCCGGCGAAGCTGTTTGTGTTCGACCGGTGTGGCTACCTGGTGGAGTGTCTGCCGAACCTGGAGCACGACCCGCATCGACCGGAGGACGTGCTGAAGGTGGACGTCGACGAGGACGGAAACGGCGGCGACGACGCGTATGATGCGCTGCGCTATGGGGTGATGGCACAGCCGGCGGGGTCGTTTGTGATGCGGTATGCATAGGGGTTGCGATGGCGGTGAATGAGGCGCAGTTGGCGTTTGCGGCGTGGCAGGCTGAAGAAGAGAAGGCGCGGCAGCGGGCTGTGGTGACGGCGCGGCGCTATCACGACGGCCTGCAGGACACGTTCATGACGGAGCGGATGCGCCAGTTCCTGAACGTCGCCGACCAGTATGAGTTCAACCTGAACATCTGCCGGTTGGTGGTGGAGGTGATCACCGAGCGGTTGATCGTGCTGGGGCCGACGACGAACGAGAAGGCCGAAGGCGCGGCGCCGGTGCGGGCGTGGGCGGAAGCGCTCTGGCATGACGTGGGCGGCGATATCCTGCAGGAGAGCATTCACGAGGGCACGCCGCGCGACGGCGAGTATTTTGTGATCGTGGACTGGGATGCGCAGGCCGGGCAGGGGCGCATGGTGCCGCATGGTCGATTTACGGATGCGAGCGTGGGTGGCGACAACTTTGGTTGTAAAGCGCACTACCCTGACGACAACACGGACTTGCCGATGGAGTATGCATCGAAGCGCTGGGTTGAGGATCTGGGCAGCGGGCGGACCCGGAGCCGGCTGAATCTCTACTATGCGGATCGGGTGGAGAAGTACGAAGTGTTGGGCGGCGGGCAGTTGCGGCCGTTCCAGGATGTGGCGGACGCTGCCTGGCCGCTGCCCTGGGTGGACCAGGCCGGGGCGCCGCTGGGGATTCCGGTGATTCATTTCGCCAACACGCCGGATCTGCGACCGGAAGCGTGGGATGCGATTCCGCCGCAGAAGGCGATCAACAAGACGCTGATCGACACGGTGGCCACCGCGGACAGCACGGCGTTTCAAGTCCTGGTGGCGCTGGGCTGGATTCCGACGACCGACGGGCAGCCGTTGAAGGCGGACGGCTCGAACGCGGCGACGATTGCGCCGGGCATCATCCTGGGCACGTCGAAGAGCAAGAACGATGCCGATCTGAAGGCGCTGCCGGCGGGCGATGTGCGGCCGCTGATTGAGTTGATGATCTCTCTGATCGGCTGGGTGGCGGTGGTCTCTTCGACGCCGGCAGCCAGGCTCTCGTTTACCCGGCAGGTGGCGGCCGAGGGCACGCTGAAGGAGCAGAACGAGGGTCTGTTTGCGAAGGTGCGCAAGCGGCAGAAGCGGATCGGCGCGGGCTGGGTGCGCTGTTTCGAGATGGCGCGCAAGCTCGCCAACACGTTTGGGAATGCTGGCCTCGACGAGGCGGTAGCCATCGACGTGGTGTGGGAGCCGGTGCAGAGTCGCGACACGCAGGATGAGCGCGACGAGTGGCGGGCGAAGCGTGAGCTGGGCGTGCCGACTGAGCAGTTGTGGTCGGAGATGGGGTATAGCCTGGCTGAGATTGAGCGGATGCGCCAGTCGCCAGAATATCAGGCGCGGCTGGCGATGATGCAGGTGGGTTTGGATGGGGCGGCGGGGTAGTGCGGCGCCCGATGTGTAGATGATTTATCTGCGGAAGCGGTGATTTGAGTGGCGCAGGGTGAGCATGAACAGGCGGTGCGGGTGGCGCTGCGGTCGGGGGATGAGTTGAAGCGGCTGATCGATCGGCTGGGGACGCAGGACGCGCCACGCGGGCGCATTCTGGCGGCGTATCGGCAGGCCCGGCGGGCGATGCGCCAGGCGCAGAATCTGACGACGGTGCTGGATGTGCTGCGGGAACTGCGGGCGACGGTGGAGGATGTGATGCGGGCGACGCTGGCGAGCGCGGCGGCCGCAGGGCTGGACCAGGCCCGGGTGGAACTGGCGGTGCACGGGCTGCCGAACACGGTGCCGCCGTACCGGACAGAACAGGAACTGGCGGCGGCCATGGCGCAGTACGATGCGCAGGCCGCCGCGGTGCAGGCGACGTGGGCGACGACGGGCGACATGGCGCAGATTGTCGGGGATGGTGACCGCGTTGGGCTGCTCTCGCCGGCGCCGGTGATTCGGGAGGGGGCGCGATGGCTGGGCATTGCGATGGTGATGGCGACGACGGCGGCGGCGGCTGAGATGCTCGACCGGACGCGACGGCAAGAGGATTTCATGCGGCAGGCGGTGGCGGCCATCGACGAACGCACGACGGATTGCTGTCTGCGGGTGCACGGCCAGGTGGTGGGGATGAACCAGGACTTCCACCTGACGGGGACGCCGCGGTTTGCGGAGTATCTGCGCAACCCGCCGTTCCACTGGTATTGCCGGTCCTCCACGGCGCTGGTGCGGCGTGAGGATGCGAATGACCCGCTGTCGCAGCAGATGCGGTCGGCGGCGGCGCTGGAGCTTGGAACACGAGCGGCGACGGGGACGCGGGTGGAGATTCACCCGGCGGACGCGCGCAGCAGCAGGTAGCAATTATCCATCTTCGGAATTCCGAAGATAGCAATAGGTGTGGGTGATCCACAAGTAGCAACAAGAGGGAGACGAGATGTCTGAGCAGAATTCGGGCGAGACGCCCGGCGCAGGTGGCCAGGATGGCAAGACGCCGAATGGCGAGAATGGGCAGCCGACGGCTGAGCAGTTGGCGACGGAGTTGGCGAGTCTGCGGGCGGCGCTGAAGGCGGCGAATGCGGAGTCGATGACGCGGCGCAAGAAGCTCGACGAGCTTGAGGCGGCAGAGGAAGAGCGCAAGGCGGCGCAGCTCTCCGAGGTGGAGAAGGCGAAGAAGGCGCAGGCTGACGCGGAGGCGAAGGCCAGGGCGACGGAAGAGCGGCTGCGCACGGCGGCGATCCGCAATGCGGTGGTGCTGGCGGCGTCGAAGGCGAATTTCTACGACCCAGAGGACGCGTTCCGGCTGGCTGACCTGGCCGAGGTGCAGGTGGCGGATGACGGGACGGTGACGGGCGTGGACAATGCGCTGAAGACGCTGACGAAGGCGAAGCCGCACCTGGTGAAGGTGGCCAGCGGCGGCGGGGAGATCAACTCGACGGCGGCAGGGCGGCAGACGCGCCCGTCGGCGGATGAGTTGGTGCGGCAGAAGCGGGCATCGGGCGCGTATACGCCGATCTAGGCTGGCTTCGACAAGCTCAGCCAGCAATGTGGGATTCTGAGATTGTGAAATTGTGAGAATGAGGAGGTTGGTATGGCTCTGGTAACGAGAGCGAGTTCGGCGCAGTTGGATGTGAGCACGGGGCAGTTTGCGCCGCAGATCACCGGCCTGGTGGCCGGCGCCGATCTGGACGTGGCGGCGCCCTGCTACATCAAGAGCAGCGACGGCAAGGTGTACATGGTCGACGCGACGGCGGCCAACGAAGCGGCAGAAGTGGCAGGCTTCACGGCGCGCGCGGTGAAGAGCGGGCAGCCGGTGACGCTGTTCGGCAAGGGTGCGCGCTTCAGCTACGGCACCGGCCTGACGCCTGGCGATATCTACTACGCCGCCGCGACGGCTGGCCGGCTCGACACGGCCGCCACGGTGGGCGATGCGTTCGGTGTGGCGCAGGCAGTCACCAGCACGGACATTCGCATCGTGTGCGACACCAAGCCGCTCACATCGGCGACGGTGGGCGCAGGCACGATCACGGCGGTGGAACTGGCGAACGATGCGGTGACAACGGCGAAGATTCTGAACGCCAATGTGACTGCGGCCAAACTCGAAGCGGGTGCAGCGGCAGCGGGTCTGTACGGCACGCAGGTGCGCTTCGTGGCGGATGCGAACGTGATCGGCGGCATTCCGGTGCTGCACCGGGTGGCGGTGGCGGATGGCGCTACGGCTGATGTGGACGTGGTGCTGACGCACAAGACGCTGGTGACCGACGTGTGGCTGGTGAAGACGGGTGGCGCCGGCGGCGCCAACGACACGATCACCGTGAAGAACGGCGCCAACGCGATCACGGACGCGATGGACATCAACGTGCTCGACAAGGTTGTCGTGCGCGCGGGCACCATCGACGACGCACAGCATGAGATTGCAGCCGCTGGTACGCTGCGCGTGACGCGCACGAAGGTGGCTGCGGCCAACGTGGCGTGCACCGTCTATGTGCTTGGCGTGCGCGTGGCGTAATCGGGACGGCAGCAGAAGGGCAACACAGTACAGTAATGGAGGTGGGATATGCCTACGGGCACGCATGATATCAGTACGCTGCTGGCGACTCGATTCCAGAGTGTGGCAGCGTTTGGGAGGGACACGATTCAGCAGGTGCTCGAAGCCGATGTGGCTGCGCACAATGCCATCGTGCAGGAGATGGTCTCCGGCATGTGCGAGGTGACCACGGACCGCCAGCGCCGGTATGGGTCGAGTGTGGGCGGGGAGATGATCGAAGTTGACGAGTATGGCCGCAGTGCGACGCAGGTGGCGCGGCCTGGCGCAACGGTCGGCTTCCCGATGCGGCTCTTCCAGTTCGGCCTCGGCTGGACGGCAAAGTGGTTCGAGACGCACACGCCGGCTGACATGGCCACGGCGGTGCAGAACGCACAGAAGGCGCATCTGCGGCGCGTGCAGATGGAGATCAAGCGGGCGGTCTACCTGTCGTCGAACTACACGTTCAGCGACTTCCTGGTGGACAACGTCGACCTGGCTGTGAAACGGTTTGTGAACGCGGACAGCGCAGAGATTCCTGACGGGCCGAACGGCGAGACGTTCGCCGGGGCGAGCCACACGCACTATGACGCGGTGAATGGCCTGACCGCGGCAGCGACGAAGGCGACGATCAACGATGTGATCGAACACGGGCACGGCAACAGTGTGCGCCTGGCGATCAGCCGCACCGACGAAACCTCGGTGCGCGCGCTGAGCGGCTTCGTGCCCTATCCTGACCCGCGGATCATCTACCGGGTGACGGACACGCCGGGCCAGGCGCTGGACATCAGCCGGCTTGACAACCGGGCTATCGGCATCTTCGAGGGCGCCGAAGTGTGGGTCAAGCCCTGGGCGATTGCGAACTATCTGTTCGCCTGGGACGATGGGGACTCGATGAAGCCGCTGGCGTTCCGGCAGCGCGAGGCGCAGGGCCTGCAGGGTCTGCGGATTGCGGCGAGCCTGGACACGCATCCGCTCCATGCGCAGTACATGGAAGCGGAGTTCGGTGTGGGCGTGTGGACGCGCACGAATGGCTCGGTGCTGTACTTCGGCGCTGCCCAGTACGCTGATCCGACAATCAGCTAAGAGTTGCTAGGAGTTGCGAGTTGCGAGGGGCGGCTGATGCTCCTCGCAACTCGGCGATTGGGGAGAGACGATGGCTGAGACGATAGCCGGGGGCTACTACATTGGTGAGGACGGGCGGCCGCATGATGCGTTTGGGCGGCCGCTGCCTGACTTGAGAGTGGCGCCGGAAGACCAGGCAACACCTGAGCCGCTGCCGGCAGACGAGCCGAACGCACCAGTGCCGCCGGCGAAGGCTTCGAAGCCGAAGCGGGTGCAGTGATGGCGTTTACCTACACGTTGGCCAGCCTGGATGCGACGACCGCGGCGATTGCGCGGGTGCGGCTGGAGATCGGCGACACGGTGAGCGGCGCCGGGGTGCTGCCTGACGGGTCGAATCTGAGTGATGAGGAAATCACGGTCTACCTGGTGCAGCATAGCAGCGATGTGGCGCTAACGGTGAGTTCGCTGGCGGGGCTGCTGTCCCGGCGCTGGGCGACGCTGGCGGATGTGACGGTGGGGCCGCGGTCGGAGAAGCTCAGCCAGGTGGCGCAGGCGTGGGAGCGGCAGGCGGCGACGCTGGCCGGGGGCGACGCCTACGGGTCGTTTGCGATGATACCGACGCGGGTGGACGGGTATAGTGAAAATGCTACAGCGTCTGAGTAAATCCATTCCCGCGGATAAACGTGATTGTCGTTGGAAGCCACAGGGGCGATAGATGGCGCTGGATTTGCGTGAGGGTGACATCCTGGTGGTCAGTGCGGTCGAGTATCCGATCCGGTCGTGCGCGGCGTGGGACTGGCGATATGGTCGCGCTATGCGCCGCCTGCTGACGGTGACGGCCTCGACGAAGCGCTCGCCGGCGATTGTGAGCGGGAAGCGCGGGACGCCAACGACGAAACTCGCGTCGCTGCGCTGCACTCCTCTGGACCCGGTGGCGCCTGACCTGGCGCAGCGGATGAGTCTGAATACGCCGCATGAATTGTTACAGACGACGGTGGATGGCGGCGACGTGTTCTATGTGCTGGTGGTGGAAGAGCTGAAGCGCTGATGGCGACCTGGCGCCGGCATAAGAGGGCGCAGCGATGGGGCAGCGCGATGGAGATTGCATGGTCGACGTGGGAGGTGCGTGATGCCGGTGCGGATTTACGGGATTCAGGCGGCGCAGGCGGCGATGCTGCGGGCGGTGAATGCAGCCAAGCCGGGGGATGGCCTGCAGGCGGCGCTGAAGGAAGCGGCGCCGGTGGCGCACCGGTATGCGGTGGCGATTACGCATGTGGACACGGGTGCATTGAAGGCGAGCCACAAGATTGCGCTGCACCCGACGCGAGCGGAGATCTACCTCGACCCGGCAGCGCGGCGCAGTGACGGCCGGCAGCCGGCGGTGTACGGGCCATTCGAGCACGCCCGCGGCGGCAGCCATGCGTTTTACCAGCGCGTGGTGGATGAGCGGGCGAACGAGATCGGCGATGCTGCAGCGCGGGGCGTGCAGCGATATGTGAGGGGATGAGATGGCGAGCACGAGCCGCAAGACGGTGCGAGATGCGTTGACGACGCTGCTGCAGACGGCGCTGGTGGGCAGTGGCAAGCCGGCGCAAGCGGTGTACGGCTACCAGGTGGGAGACTTTGGCGGCCAGTCGCCGGTGGTGGTGGTGGCCAGCGGGCCGATTGTGCGCGAGCGCAGGGGGTTCGGGCCGTGCTGGCACACGTCGGCGACGCTGCTGGTGTTCGTATTTGTGACTTACGCAGCGTCGGGCTGGACGGAGGCGAATGCCGAGGATGCGCTCGACGCCATCGAAGCGGCGATTGCGGATGTGGTGTTGGCGAACAGCAGCACGGCGACGTGGCACGGGCTGACGTATGAGGGTCCAACAGAGCCGGATGGGGTTGAGATCGGCGGCGTGGAGTATCGGCGCGAGCTGATCCGGCTAAACTGCGAAGTGTTGGGAGATGGGTGATGTGTTGCGGTAGGGGGGAGGTTGTGGACGGGATGGACGAAGTGGACGGGGTGGACGGGGTGGACGGCGCTGTGACGGACGCAGCGGCGCCGGTGGCCACGCCCAGGGCGCGGCTGGGCGCGCGGCGGAAGGATATTGTGCAGGTGCGGTATGTCGGGCCGGGGTTTGTGCTCGGCGTGCCGGCGCGGGATTTGTCGGCGGATGAGTGGGTGGCGCTTACGGATGGTCAACGGGATGCGGCGCTGCACTCGAAGGTCTTTGAAATCATGAAGGAAGGTGAGTGAAATGCCATTGGCACTGACACGGGAACTGCGGGTACAGGCGGGAACACAGTCGGCGTTTCAGACGGGCGTGACGCCGACGATCCAACTGCGCGGGATCGAGGAGTTGGCGCTGCGCTCGAAGAATGAAGTTGTGATGCTGGAAGACATGACGCTGGGGCTGGCGGGGCCGTCACAGGCGGTGGTGGCCGGCATCGGCGGCGAGGGTTCGGTCAAGGCGTGGTGCTCGTATGAGCATCTGGCGTACTGGCTGGATAACCTGCTGGGGCAGGCGACGCCGTCGGGCGCCGGGCCGTACACGCGCGCTTATGCGGCGCCCGGTGCATCGGCGCCCACGCCGCGCATTCTGTCGCTGGTGAAGGGCACGAGCGGCGTGGGCGCCTATGTGTTGGTGGGCGGGCTGTTGTCGTCGATGACGCTGCGCCTGGAGCAGAGTAAGCCGCTGATGTTGAACGGCGACCTGGTGGGCAACAAGATGGCCACCGATACGCTGGAGTCCCTGTCAGACGTTGCGGTGAATCCGATCATGGCGGATCACATGTCGACGATCCATTGGGACGCGTGGAGCGGCACGATGGGCGCAACCGCGCTGGATAAGTGCTATGTGCGCATGATGGAACTGAAGGTGGAGCCGGACCGGTCGCTGCGGCCGTGCTTTGGCAGCCTGTCAAAGGACGCGTATGCGGAGCGGGCATGGAACGGTTCGCTGCGCTTGTCGCTGGAATTCAACTCAACGACAAAGACGGATGTGGACGCCATCATTGCCGGGACGATCACCCAGAAGCAGGTGCAGATGGTGTGGGCGAACTCGACGCGCACCTTCACGGTGCAGTTCTGCGGCACGGTGAAAGATGACGTGGAGATCTTCGGCGATGACGATGGCGTGGTGACGGCCGAACTGACGCTGGAGCGCACCTACCACACGACCTTCGCCAACTGGCTAAAGATGTCGCTGGTCAATGGGTCGGCGACGCTGGTATAGGTTGGCGTGGGTTCCGAGGTGTAGGGGAGTTATCGCCGGGAGCTTCGACAGGCTCAGCTACCGATGGACGGGATGGACGGGATGGACGGTATGGACGTGATGGACGGGGAGAGGTTATGGCTGATGAAGTTGTGATTCGGGCGCCGGGGCGGGATAAGCCGGGGTATTTGCGGCGGCTGCGCAAGGCGATGGAACTGCGGGAGCGCACGCGAGGCCAGATGTCGCTGGCGGATATGGATGAGATGATCGAGTTCGTTCTGACGGAGGCAGAGGTGACGGCGCCACCTGGTGCGGATGTGCGCGAGGCGCTCTACGATCTGAGTAAGGCGGAGTGGGATGCGCTGCTGCGGGCGACGACAGGCGGCGCGGCGGATGAGGGCGCTGAGGTCAATGGCGCCGCGGTGGACCCTCCGAGCGACGGCTGATCCGGCGCTGGTTGCGCGGGTCGTCGTCGTCGGCGCCGATGTGGGTGATGGTGCTGCAGGCGGCGCAGGAATGGGGCGCGCCGCCGTGGGTGGTGGAAGAACAAGCGAGCGAGTTGTGGTGGGA